AATTCGGTATCAATGGTAGATTTTTCGCCAAACATTTCCTCATTTTGATAAAGAATTTCAAAGAAACGAGGTGGGTATTTCTTTTGGCAGAAAGAAAATAAAATTTTTGTGGAAGTTCTTTCATACTTTTCTATTGTCTTTAATCTTTCATCTTCTTCTTCGATGTAGTCGAAATTGGATTTATCCTTCCACCATTTATTGATAATAGGTAAATATTCGGGAAATGTTCTTTTCATGTCATTTATAAAATCATGAATAATCTTTGTAAATTGTTCTGGAATTTCAACTTCTGTTGTTGGTTTTGTTGTTGGTTTTGTTGTTGTTTCAATCTCAGACATTTGTAATTTTAATATAAGTTTTATATTTATATTAAAATTTGTTTTATATATTTTTATTCTAAAACTCTTATTCACTACTAATTATACTAGGACGATATGGATGTTCACCTGTAATATCACTAATAGTACGGAATGAATGTGTACTACCCGAGACCGAACCTTCGCGTGTGACCGGATCTGGGTGTGAACCACCGTGTTTTTTGAAAAAAGGTGAGTAATAAATAGAAAAAATGATCATTCCTGAAATACATACAATAAACAATCCTAGTATAACGCAATCATTTTTTTCACTAATTGTTACATGCTGTTTTTGTTTCATATCCAAAATGATTAAGTATATAATTAATGCGGCTAATATACATAATATTCCTATTACAAATTTATTATCACTAATTTTACCTTCTTCCATTTTGTATGTTATTCTAAATAATTTATTCATTGATAAAGTTATAATTACTGCGGATATGGAAATAAAGAATGTTTTATAATCAAACGCATCGTCTCCGCTTGTAAAATTATGTAAATATATTCCTAATCCTGCTAATAAAATTACTAATTTAATTAGAATTAATATTGGTATTAATTTTGATAAGATAGTAGCCAAGTCTTCGTTTAGTACTTGTGAAAAAACTGGACCTGTTTTATATTCAATTTTTAATAACATATTTAACAATAAATCATACACAATCAAACAAGTTGAAGTTAAACTAACAGTAAATAACCAATAATCGGCTTGACCCAATGAATTCATACTTGATGAAGTGGTTGAATATATCAATAGTAAAACAAATAGAATACAAATTATATTTAATAAAATTAGTAGCAATCTCATTAAGTTAATAAATTCAGCATATGTAGTCGCAGGAATTGTATTAGCGCGCGAACTTGTAATGTTTAATAAAAAATTTTGTAAATTATTACTTATTAAGAATATTGTTAATAAAACAAATGATATACCTAAACCTTTTAAAATGGGAATCTCATCTTGTTTTATAAAATCTTCAATACCACCCATGTTATATTTACAAAATATTAAATATTAAATATTATTGTATAAAATGGATAGTTTCGTTAAATTTTGTATGTATTTCATAGTTTTATCTTGATTTTCTTTGCTCATTTCTTTGATCGGTCCGCGCATTCTATCAATCCCTTCCATTATTTTTCCAGCAAATTCTGTTTTTGATAAATCGGTACTATAATCCTTATCCATAAAAAAAGAAATGTCTCCTGCTTCAATTTGTTCAGAATACTTATCAACAATGTGTTGTTTCCATATCTTAATAATCATTTTTGGATTGGCTTTTCTTACCATTGTCAATGAATTTTTAGCGGTTAATAAATCAACGTCTTCCGGAAAAACCTTTTGTACGTCGGATATAAATTCCATAAAGTGATCATTGAACGCGGATAATATATTGGTTGATGACATTATTTACTAAATTAAAATTGTTTTTATATTTATATTGTATTTTAATATTTATATTATATTATTGAATAAATGAGCAAATATAATGATATAATATTTAGATTATTAGAGATATTATTCACAATAATTATAATAGGTTTACCATTTTTATCTATTACTGTCTTTGAAACAAGATCACCAGAAATTTTGTTTTTTTCAGAAGTAGCATGTATTTTATTTTTATTATGTATTCATAGTAGTAATTATTATAATTATAATAATTTAGTTTATTTATTACTTATTCTTTTTTAACTTTCGATTATTCTCTTTATGACGACATTATGTATAAGTAAAATATCGCAATCGCATAACATACCAAAAACAATATTAATCCCACTAACAATAGGTATTACATCTGTTACAGTATCGTTGATAAGTCTTGGTTTATATTATTTTACAGTAAAAAGAGCAAATGAATTAGAAGAAGACGAAAAAGCATTTGATATTTTATTTTCTGCGTTTGAACCGGGCATTTTATTAGGCTTGTTAGGTATTAGTGTTGCGTTGATTTGTGAATTTAATGTATTGATAACTAAGAATGAGTCGATACCCAGAAATGGAAAAATTATCTTACTAGTATGTATTATTTTATTTATAGTAGCACTTTATATTATGTTTATTGGCGGGAATACAACTTTATTACGATAATTTTAGTTTCAATATTATAATATTATGATATTATAATAAATGGCCGGTTTAGCTCCGACAATAATTCCAATAGCATTATTAATTATTATAATTTTAGCAACAATACTATTACTATTAAAAATGCCCGATTCAGCTCCGACAATAATTCCAATAGCATTATCAATTATTACAATTTTAGAAACAATACTATTAAAAAACAAAGTTTTAAATAGATCTTCACATTACGATGATATATACAAAATTTCGGGAATAATATGCGCTGTATGTGTATGTTTAATGGGACTTATAACAATTGATAATGGTGGATCTCTCCCAACTTACTTATCAGTTTCAGTAATATTAGGATTATTAACCATTTGCTTTTTTTTATCTTTAACATTATTTATGTCATCTTTATTGTTAAAAAAAATACAAAATAAAAGTAAATCAACCACAATATTAGCAACAATTTGTTTAACATCTTTAGGACTTATGGTAACAAGTATCGTCTATTTTGGAATTTCTATATATTTAGATAAAAAGGATTATACTAGTTCAGAATTTCTTAAACGTTTTCTTGTTATAAGTAGTGCTTGGAATCTTTTAATGGTAATTGCTAGTGGATTAGCAACTGTAGATAGTATATTAATTGATCAATTACAAAATAGCCAAATTACACAGCAGGGTGTGGTTTGTATTTCAATACTTATTGTAATGGTAAGCATTCTTCTTTTCTACATAATTTATAAATTTATAGATAAAAAGTTTTAGGGATAATTTAATGACATTTTACTTGTGGTTGTAAACATTATATAACAGGTCGTTTAACTCCCGATATTTTTTGTAGTTCTTGATCTCGCTGTTGCTGTAATTGTTCTACTGTTAAACCTTCCGGCATTTTACTGGTTTTATAATCATGCTCATCAGTTGGACATTCAATATTCAACATTCCATTGGAATTCAAATCAACGTAATTATGCATTTGTCTCATTCCCCCATTGCCTTTAGCAGTCAAAGATTCAGCGTCCATATCCAAAAAACTATACTGATCTGAAACAATATCAGAAAAACCACCACCACTTCCAAATGAAAATGCCATAGGTTCCATGTTGTTCTGAGTCGCTTTTTTAATCATTTTTTCTTGTGTAGGTTTAAAATATTGTAAAATAGAATCCCCATAAAGAACATTATATCCGTTAGTCAATAATAACAAGGCGGGAACTCTATTTATGTTATCGGGCATCAATATTTTGTTTCCATTTTCTAATACTATAAAAGTTTTATTGTTTTCTTTAACACGTTTATCAATACATATAAAATGTATGTCATTCTTCATTTCAGACTTGGCTACATGTTGTAACAATTTTCTAGAATGCTCACAAAAGTTACTATAGTATAAAATTGTACTCATAATTTTATTATTATTTATTTACTAATATTTAACTTATTTTATTTTAACTTATTAAAAAAAATGAATTAATAAATTTATATTAATATAAACAAAAATTAATATAAACCTACATAGTATGAATCCACATATTGAAAATTTAAATAATAAAAACGATATTTTATCATTTACATTACACGGAGTTAATGTAAGCATTGCTAATTCTATTCGTAGAACTATTTTATCAGATATTCCAACCGTCGTTTTTAAAACAAGTCCTTACGAAGAAAGTAAAGCCAATATTCTTGTAAACACGAGTCGTCTCAACAATGAAATTTTAAAACAGCGTTTAAGTTGTATACCTATTCACATTCCTGATCACAAAAATGTAAATCTTAAAAATTATTTATTGGAAGTAAAGATTGAAAATACTTCAGACACAACCATGTATGTTACAACAGAACATTTCAAAGTAAAAAATTTAGTCACAGATTCTTTTCTAAGTGAAAAAGACACCAGAAATATATTTCCGCCAAATGACTACACCGGCGATTTTATTGATTTTGTTCGATTACGTCCCAAGCTTTCCGATGATTTACATGGCGAAAAGATACATTTAACATGTGAATTTTCAATTGGTACTGCTAAAATGGATGGAATGTTCAATGTCGTTTCAACATGTTCTTATGGAATGACTCCAGATGAAACCGAGATGGAAAAGGAATTGGTCAAAAAAAATCAAGGATGGAAAAATGAAGGTAAAACCGAAAAAGAAATTGATTTTGAAAGTAAAAATTGGAAATTATTAGATGGGTTGCGACTTGTTAAACCAAACAGTTTCGATTTCATTGTTCAAACAATTGGTGTATATACAAATGTTGAACTTATTGATAAAGCATGCGACATAATAATTGATCGTTTTCGTGACCTGGATATGCTTATTCATAAAGATGAGGTTGAAATAAAACATTCGTCAAATACAATGGCCAATTCTTTTGATATTGTATTGGAAAATGAAGACTATACAATCGGAAAAGTAATTGAATACGTGATATATGAAAAATATTTTGAAAATACAAAGTCCGTCACTTTCGTTGGTTTCAAAAAATATCACCCTCATGATAGTGAAAGCATTATTCGCGTTGCGTTTGCTAATCCAATCGACGTTTCTACAATTAAAGGTTATTTACAAGATTGTATTCAAGATGCTGTAAATGTTTATGTAAAAATCAAGAAGGATTTCGTAAAAAGTGATTAAGGGTAGTCGTCACGTCAACTTTATACTATATTGGATGATGCTATAACGTGATCCTCGTGTTTTTTAATGTTATAGTTTACACTATGAATTAACAATTTATTATCTAGAGTATTGACGTAATTAATGACGACTTTGTTTGTTACATATAGTTTTTGTTCCTTTAAAACTGTAAGATATATTTGATGAATATGAAACATATGTGTTTTATATTGTTCAGAAAATTCATTCAAAGGTTTCTCTTTTTTTATGTAACATGAAATATAATTCTCATACAAAGTAGTAGTAAACAAATGAATTTGATCTCTAAAAATCGTCAATTCTTTTTTATTTTCAGGGTAAAATTTCAGAAAAGTACCAACCTTCCCTTCTTTTCTTAAAGCTAAATAATGATATTGTAATTTCGGTTGGTTCCCACGTAATTGTCTCACTTCTTCGTAGACAGGGTTTCGTATTTTCGTTCGTTCTCCGGTTTCATTGTTGTACAAAACAAATCCCACTTTTTCATAGCTCGTATTCATAGAAGCATATTTATTAATTAGCTCACTATAATTTCCCCACGTGTAAATTTCTGGAAATTTTATTTTAGCGTCAAACCATTCAGCAGTTTTCACTTTTTCCAAATCATTACAATATACTTTAATATTATACGGATCGCTGTTATCGATATAATATACCGCAACCAAATATAATTGTGATTTTTTAAAAGGAACAACAATGCGATTGTCTGGATGTTGTAAAACGAAGCTATATGAATACATTTTGTTTAAATTTTCTAAAATTAAATTATTATCATTTGCTGCTTCTAAAAACATGGTTCTAAATGTTTTGTTGTCTTTGGATTTGAAAAAATTGGAAACAGCTCCGACGGTGTTTCGAGTAGAAATTTCCCAAGCTCCAGTCAACCCAATTGTTGGGTCGAAAAATACATTAATCATCGTTCCTTCCACAAATTCTTCTGCTATTATGTTTTGTGTTTTTTCTGGATACGATTGAATAAAAGTATCCGCCATAATTGATTTAGGGGGCGCAAACCCTACGACTTTATTCTCGCTATTTACAACAACCGATCTACAAATTCCACATGTAGAAATTAAATCATTATTTAATACATCCTTGTCATAGGTAATAATTTTATATTTTTGATTATTCTCAGTAATATAATTTATTTTTTTCAATTTTAGAACACTTGTATAACTATCCTTATCATGTAATAATTCATTGAATCCTTTTATCTCTCCTAAATTAGTATATAAACAATTCGCCATATTTTTTGATTGAATATATTGCTTTCTCTTTATACTTTATTTACTATAGTTTTTACTTAAGCATAAAAATATCTAGCCTAAATATAGAACACTTGAATTATTTATGACAAAAGAAATGAATATTAATTTACAATTAGGTGATGTAATTGAAATTTATGATCCAAAAAATGAAATACTTAATGAACAAACATTTTACATTGATTACATTGATAAAACCAAGATGATTTTAATAAACGATCAGTCTTTAGAAACCATAAAATTGAAAATTGATGAAAATGGTATTATTGGCGACGGTACAATTACCAAAATAAGTATTAGAAGTAGAAGTCCTGAAAAAGGCTACGCTAGACAGCATAACTTTCTCCCAAATACTTGTGTTAATATTTATTTTGGTGGTGATTTACCGGTAATAATAACAGGTGTAATTACAAATCTAGAAAATGATATGATTGAAATTAAAATGGTAGATGGTGACATTATCTATATTAATTTCGATTATAAGGGTATTCCTGAAGATTTACCAATTGAGCTCATTGAAATAAGAGATAAACCATGTCTACCTACTCAGCAACAAGAGGAATCAAAATTAGGAGAACAAAGAGAACAAAGAGAACCAGAAGATATCATGATTCCCGAATTAACTACCGAAAAAACTACAGTCGGTGTATCAAACCCAATTCAAATACAATTGCCAATTGATCAAGTAAAAACGCAAATAAGAGAATTTGTTATTAAAGCAGATCAAATTCAATTTGAAAATGAAACATTGGGG